ACAAAAACTCGTCTACCAAGGCATCCGGGGTCAGTGGTGTGCCGTGATCGTCATATCGAGCGGTTCCACCGTTATCGACAACCTCAACCGACCCATCCTCTGTCATGCGCACGTTGGATCGCAACAGGTTCGCCACCTGTTCGGCGTTGATCGCCTTGCCCCGGTTTGCGGCAGATAACAGCGCGCCATCTACCTTAACCCGGCGCAGTTCGTCTTGAAGGGCATTAGTTTTGACTTCCCACTTCTCGACAGTCTGTTTCATCACATTCTCAAAGTCGCCGCGCTCCTTTTGCCGTTCCATTTCTTCGGCATCTTGCGCGGCTTTCATTGCGCGATATTCCTCCGGGTCTACACCATCAAACTTGCGCTCAACTTCTCGATTACGCTTTTCCAGACGCTTCTTGACAACTGCATCCACCTCATCCTGGGTAAATACCTTGGCGGGTTCGATGCTTTTGCTTTCGGTTGTACTTGGTGCGGTCTGCGTGTCGTTTGTGTCTGTTGATTCGTCTGCCATATTTAGCCACCGGGTTGCGCCGCGTCACCGTACCAATCTGGATCGACTGGCATAAAGTGATGGCGGCAGTTATAGCCACCGCGAACCACAAAAGGATCGCCGGATGATTTACCTTGCCAACTGCTGTTAGCCCATGCCTGCCTGATCTCGTCCTCACTCATTACCCTCCACTGATGCGATACACACCAGGGGCGCGAGTCACGCACTAAAGAACCGTAATATTCATAATGGGTCAGCCCTGCCTCTTGCGCCTTGGCCTGGGTGAATGAGCCATTGAACTGCATCAGCGCATCGTGAACCTGTTGGTACGCATAGCGGCGTAGGTTGTTGCCCACCCGGTCACGCGCATGGATGGTATGCAACTGCTCCACTGCCTCTGCCACTTCGTTGGCGCGGCTCGGGTCATCTTGGTACTGCTTGACAAACTCCACCAGTTCCATCGCAGCAGCATCGTCGCTCTTGGCGAACACGCCATTGATTGCTTGGCGCATCTCGCGCACCGTATCGGTAGCGGGTCGCCCTGCAAGCGTACTCTGGTAAAGACCATTCGCCAGGGTATCCACAAACCTTGCGGCAATGTCCTCGTAGCCTGCAAAGGCGATGCGCTTTAACTGATTGACGGTGGCGGCATCAGCAGCAACCCAACCCTCAATCGAGCCAAGTTTCTGCATCATGGCAACAACCCCCCCTGCCACGTTGTCGTACTCTGAAACGCTATCGTGCGCCCAGGTAAGGAACGTGCCACGGATTGCGGCCTCGATGGTGACGCGCTTATTGATCGCCTGGGCCGGGGTAATCTTACCCGCCGTTACCAGTTTCTCTATCTCATGCTCAAGGGTTTCCAACACCCCCTCAAGCCTGCGCCCGTGTTCAGCATCAAGCCTTTCGATTAGCCGCTCATGCGCCCTTTGCAGGCGGCGAATCTCTGCGGGGTTAGGCACCCGGTAACTCCGTGGTGAACTGGCCGACGATGCGTTGCTGTGCTATCTCATCGTAAGCCTGGGCCAGTTCATCATCATCCACCACCAAGGCGGCGATCTGCCGATCAATAGCGCGCAGGAACGTGCCACTTTGCAGGCCGCTTGCCCTTGCCATCTGCAAGAACTCAAGGTCGGACTGATAATCACGCAAGTCAAACGAGTCGGCGTAATCAATAACCCCATCCCACTCCCTGCCCTGCCAAGCACACCACAGTGTCCACAGTTGTTCCTCGGCCAGTTCCAATAGATCAGCCTTCTCGCTCAGTTTGCTGTTGAGCATTTGGAACTCGGTTTGCAAGGCGATACCGCTTTTGGCTTGTTTCTCCGTTGCCCTAACTGCGCCCAGGTGCGTGACCCGATCCACTGCTCTGATCTTGTCCTCGATGCTTGCGCGGATGCCGTCGAGGTTGCCGCTGTTGGGTTGCAATAAGAACGGTGTCAGGCCGGGGTCAAGGTCATCCGGCATCTGGATCACACTGCCTGCGCCTGCGCTTGCTTCCGTGCTGTCGGTCTTGGCAAGCGAGGGATGGTTGGCGATGCGGATCAACTGCTCGATCTCTGACAACTCGTTGTAAACCGCACGCTGTATGTCAGCCACATCAGCAACGTCCGACACCCCAACGCCGCGAATAGATGAGCGTTGCGCATATACGCACACGGCAGGGATCGCCCCAAGTGGGTTATCCATACGCTCAACCAGTAGCGGGTCCTTCTCGCTTTCGGCTTCCCATAGTTCAATGCTCTCGGGAGTCCAGATGCGGAACCGGCGTTTGTCACCCATCTCGCGCACCTTGAGGTATCCCAAACGGTACGCGCCGGAAGGCATACGCTCATATCGCCAATCAAAGACGTTCTCGGGTGTGATCAGCGTAAGGTAGGGTCGAATGTCTGCGGCCAGTTCTTCGGCTCGGGTTGCGGCCTCAATGCTTGGCTTGTCGAGCAACAACCAGCAGTGACCATAAACCGATGACCAGATAGTTGCCTCGCGCATGACGCTATTGAACGATCTGCCGTCATGATCGGCATCATTCAAGAACGGTTCCAACGCCGGGTCGTTTTTGATCCCACCAAACTCGCGGGTCGGGCGATCACGCCAGATAAATGATGAGTAGATATGAACCACGTTCTTGCACTGGTTATCCAGTGGGGTTTGGTTCAGTCGCTCCTTAAAGTCCTGTTCGCTTTCCAATTTGTACTTAGTCAAGTATTGACCGTTCCGCCAATCATCGCCGCCCAGGTAGGAACGCAACAGGAACTCCCATCGTGTTGCGTAAGCGTCATAACTTGCACCGGTCTGAGTTATATTCTCGTTAGCCATTTAACTCCACCGTATAGGTTGTCGTGGTTCAATGTGTCTGCGCAAAGGCAACTCGCCCATGATTAGGTATCCAAGTGCGTCAGTGATATGGTCAAGCCCCCCGGACTTATCCGGTTGGTTGTTGACATAGGTAAGCCCATCAAGGGCGCGTATTAGTTTCTTGCAGCGCGGGTCTAGATAAAGTCTACGTTTACCGTCTGCGGTTTTTAGTGCAGCCTGCACAGTATTTATGCGGTCCACAACCGGGGCGGCGTGCCGTGGTGCGCGCACATCAAACCCGGCGTTGGATAATATCGCAAAGTCAGTGCGTCCAACAGGTGCGCTGGTCTTGCGTGCGCGGCCTGATGGGTCGGGGTAGACCACCACGCTGCGGCTCTTAAAGCGGCGTTTCAGTTCGCCTGCCATCAGTTCAGTGTTGCTATCGCCCAATTCGATCTCGTCAAGGATGTGCAATTGGTCTGCGGCTTTAACGGCAATCACAGCAGTCATCGGGTCAACGTTGAAGTCCATGCCGATATACAGTGTGCCGCCATTGTCCATCACCCCTTGCACGTTCTGATCGCGGTCAAAGTTGCTGTAGACCCGGCCTGCCAGGGCTTCAAACGTTGCCATAAACTCCTGGCGAAACTCCCGCTCCCCCATGTCGCGCTGCGCTGCGGCTATCTCATCATCCGCAACCCGCGCTCCGTCCGCTGTCGTGAACTGCCACGCGCCCCACTCGGGGGTATCCTGGGCGTAGCGGTAAAGGTCGTGGAAGTGGTTGTACCCACGCGGCGTACCAATCCAGAGTGCGCGGCCTTGTTTGTCTGCAAGCATTGGTCGTAGGACTTCAAACCACGCATCGGCGTGCATATCGGCAAACTCGTCCATAACCACAAAGTCAAGGCCGACACCACGCAGAGCATCGTAATTGTCAGCACCCCTAAGTGCTGCGGTGGTTCCATTGTGCAACTCCACGCTCAAGTCCGTTTCGTTAGTCGCGGCAATCTGTGACGGCGGCATCATTTGTTTGAGGCTTTTCCAGGCGATCTGCTTGGCCTGCCGGTAAGTCGGCGCAACGTACCAATTAATCGAGTTCGGCTTTGATATCGAGGCATGAAGCAGTTCAGTGAGGGAGAGGTAGGTCTTTCCGAACCTCCTCCCCGCTACCAGTACCCGAAACCTCTGCTTGCTTTCGAATACCCTCGTCTGCGCTCTCGTCAGTTCGATCCGTGACAATTACCAGTGGCTCCAGTTGTTGTTGCTCGATGTGCTTCTTGTCCTGTTGACCAAGGCGTTGCTTGCCCAACCATATCTGCATCGTTGGGTTGCCCTCACTTGCTGTTTTCCACTGCAACCGGCGCAACGATGCTTTGCCGTTCTCTTTGCCGCGCTCTACGGTTTCCAATATGTCCGGGTTGCGTTTCTTGTGTCGCTTCCAGGTTGCATAATCAATACCAAGCACAGCGGCAATCTCCGGCTCCGTGCAGTCGATAGCGGCAAGCCTCTCGACCTGTTCCAGATCAATCTCGGCCTGCGGTCTGCCGACCTTCTTTTTGGGTTCATTCATAGCGCAATATTAAGCGGCCTCACGCTGTTGTAGTGTTGCCTGTTCGCTTGTGTACTGCTCCCACCGCTTCACAATAACGTCGCAGTATTTCGGGTCTAACTCCATAAGCCGCGCCTTGCGTCCGTTCTTCTGGCAAGCGATCAGCGTGCTACCGCTCCCGCCAAAGAGGTCAAGCACGAGGTCGCTACCCTTACTGCTGTTAAACAACGCCTCCTCGACCAACGCCACAGGCTTTTGAGTTGGATGGACGTAGCCTGCTTGAGCATCGCGGCGCACGTGCCACACAGTGGTTTTAGTGCGGTCACCATAAAATTGATGCTTGCCTCTGCCTGCCTTCCACCCATAGAGAATCGGTTCGTGTTGGCACCGATAGTCTTGCCACCCCATCCCGGCACTCTGTTTTACCCAGATGATCGTTGAGGACTTGGTAAAGCAATCAGCAAATGCCCTCTCAAAACCAATCTTAGGTGCGCTTTGCGAGTCTGGATGACATACATAAATACTCGCCAGTGGCTTCATCGAGGCGACGTAACTTGCAAAGACATCACGCAAGAATGCGTCGAAGTCACCGTCCGACATTGAGTCGTTCTTTATTGTGCCCAGGTTGTTACTCCCGCGGCCTGAATAGTCGACGTTGTAAGGTGGATCGGTGAACACCATATCGGCGTGCTGTCCATCCATCAGACGCTCGACGTCCTCGAGGTTCGTGCTATCCCCGCACAGCAACCGGTGTTCGCCCAATACCCAAAGGTCGCCCGGTTTGCTTATCGGCTCCTCTGGCGGCTCCGGTACAGCATCCTCGTCTGTCTCCCCCAGGTCGGGGTCAATCAGTAGGTTCGCCAGTTCGGTGTTATCAAACCCAGTGAGGTCTAACTCAAACCCAAGATCGTCCAACTCGCGTATCTCCAACCCTAGCAGATCAATATCCCAATCCGCATCCTCTGCAATGCGGTTATCAGCCAAGCGGTACGCTTTGGCCTGGGCATCAGTAAGATCGGCAACGTGTACCGGCACCTCGTCCATGCCCAACTTTTGCGCGGCTAACATCCTGGTATGCCCTGCAATGATCACGCTCTCTTTGTCCACGACGATGGGTTGTTGCCACCCATACTCCTTGATGCTTGCGGCAACCTTATCCACTGCCGCGCTGTTCTTGCGCGGGTTGCGGATATAGGGGATCAGGCTATCGGCGGCGACTGTTTTTGTTTTCATCTGCTTTGCGTGGTGGTTCCACGTTATGCCCCCATTTGCTGTAGGCACGGAACGCAGCGCACTCATACTCACACTTGGATGCCCACAAACAGGTATCGCAAGGCGGGTCGTTGACATCGTATCTAAACCGGAATTTAGGCATTGCGCGGTAGTTCACTCATCGGCTTGAGTGCTGCATACGGAACCCATATTGCCGGTCTGTCATTGTCGTACTTGTCCTCTTTTGGGAACTGCTTGCCATCCTTCCCGGTGATCCAACCGTGTATCTGGTAATCACCATTCACCCCGGTGACGCGGATGAATATGTGATCGTCCTTATCAGTAGGTTTCATATACATCAGCGTTTTAGGGTTGGGCGATGACCTGACCTCATAACGGCCCAGGTCGCCACTGCCAAACTCAAAACCAGATGGGTACACGCCCAAGTGTTTAGCAACCGCCCACTCTGCAAGCGCGCCCTCAACGTGCAACTGCCAATCTTTGAAATGACCGCACCCCATTGTCGGGGGCCGGTACTTCTTGCGAACGTTCTCTACTTGGCGCATCTGCCCATTTAACCCTGCAACCATCATTTCTTTCGGGCATAAGGTGACACTCACGCTGTGCATAATTGCTCGCGCACCACGCTCACCCAGTCCAATAAATCCATTTCCATCTGAAAGTGAAGGTGCAGACCAACAGCACAAGCGCAGCACCGTGCACGCCAAGGTTTCCGATCCAAGCGATAAAGAAGCACCGGGTTTTCACCTGTACGCACCGCTTGCGCTGTGGCCTGCGTCCACCAATCATTGCTCCATTGCTTTGCGCGTTTGACCTCGATGGCCCAACCGGGCACCCCCACAATATCCACCCCACCCTGCGCCGCCTGTTGCTGCCAGTTGCGGGTGACTTCCAACCCCAACTCATCGCGCAGCGTGCGTGCGATTTCCTGCTCGCCTGCCCTGCCTTTAGTGCGAGAGTTCACCAAAAAATTAAGCCCCACTACCCACGGGCGACCAGACCCACTGTTAAACCGAAAGGACGATGTAAAAGCAAGGTAGCGGGGCTATCTTTGTCAATTAGTCGTTGTGCTTGTGCTGCTGTCCGATTCATCGTGAGCGTCACCACACTCTGTCGTGTCGCCGGTGCAGACTTCAACGCCGCCCGTGGTCTGTCCAACCTCTACACAACCGGCGATTGCGCCAAGCGCGAAAATCAAAACGATCACCGCTAATGCGATCCCACCCCATCTCTTCAAATCCGATTCTTCATTCATCAATCTAAAACCTCTGTTTTTTCTAGCGACATTTGCCAGACATATTCAGTTGCGCCAACCTTGGTGCTGACATAGGTAGACGAACAGCCAGTGAGGGCAAGGACGACCACCAACAGATACACCAAAATCAGACCTTCCCAAGTAAAAAAGCGTCTAACCATTCTCTCTCTCCTGTTTAGTTTCCTTGGTAAGTTGCTCAAGGGTTATCCCAAACTTCTGCTTAAACCATTCCCCCCAGGTTATGCGACCTGTTGGGGTTTGACTTTTTCGCTTGCGCCAGATTTCCCGCCCTGCGCATAAGCGGAGTTGTTTAATATCTTCCGCAGTTGGGCCAAGGAATCGCGCACTAATATCGGGTCGACTGGTGGTGACGGCAGTGCTATCGCCATCTTGTGATATGGGGCGAGGCGTTTGGCCGGTTGACACGTTGCCAGGAACTCCGGTAGCGATGGAGGCCATTCGCCCCCCTTCTTCACCAGTGCCGAAAAGCCCACGCTGATGCTGTCCAAAGGAATGCTTGCTAAACCCTGCGCCCATGTCTGTGCCGCGCTCGTCAGGCCACCATCAGGGTCAGCGCAATCACCAAACTGACTGGCCCACTTGTGTCCGTAAATCTCGGCCATGCGCGTCCAAAATCTAGCGATCACCTTTGGCGGCAATTCTTTGCTCTGCAAGCAAGGCTCGCCCCGCTGCTGACTTTGCAAGATTTCCATTCGCTCTCCTGTTGTTATGGTCTGTTAAGTGGTCTGTTCCTATGGCCCTAACCGGTTCGGTTACAGCACCCCTAACGGGTTCGGTTAGGGCACTATCTTTAGAACTAACCGGATCGGGTATGGCATCCCTAACCGGATCGGTTAGCGAATCCTTGCCGAGAATCTCGTATACAGCGGTTCGCTTTTTGCCCCGCTGACGCTTGGC